ACCTCGAGGGCTTGGGCGATGCGGGTCAGTTTTTCACCTGACGGCTTGCGGGTGTCGCGGTTTTCTAACTCCCAGATGTAGCTCTTGCTCGAGTCGGTCAGCTCGGCGAGCTTGTCGAGGGAGTATCCCTTTTCCTGGCGGTGGCGCTTTATCTTCGCGCCGAGGGACGTGGTCATCGTTTCATCCTTGGTTTCCTTGGGTTCAGGACGCGCGTTCGATATGCCGAACAAAAACGTGCCGCGCAAGTAGACTGGGCGATTTGTTCGGTCTATATCGAACGCCAGCGTATCGCGCCGCGCTGATTCTCCCCTGCTCCCGGACAAGAAAGGTCTCCCATGACTGCCATCGCCGCCTTCCTTCGCAAGACCCCAATCAATCGTCTGCAGGACTACTTCACTGCAGGTGGGTTTACCTCGCTCGCGCCTGTCGATTGGGCCAAGCCTGAGTCCGAGGTGGTGGAGCCGCTGATTAGGGCCGTCGACGCCATGTCCGACGACGAAAAGCAGCGTGTCGTCCTCGATGCGGGTCGCGTCGCAGCTCTCGCTGATGAACCCGGCCAGAATGCCCTGCAGAACGTTGTGATCAACCGGGCCGTCTTCGACACGTTGGAAGGCGCCAACAATCGCTCCCTGTGGGTATTTCTCAGGGAGCCTGATCGGTTCCGCCTTGCAGAAGAGGTGCGCTACAACGACGAGCGCCGCCGTGGGCGGTCATGGAGTGGCTTCGAAGTCGAGAAAGACTGCACGGTTCGCCGGGACCCTATCTCTGTCGCTGCGTTTACCAAGGCGATCCGTGACCGCTTTGAGACCCCGCATGTCCATGTCGACATTTTTGACCGCCACCGGGTCATCCTTGATGATCAGGAATGCGATCTCGTGCAGGTTGCCGTCTACCGTGAGGGGCGCCCGGAGGACATGCTGGGATTCGACGTGAACAGCACCTTGTCGCGGCGTATCGTGAAGCCCGTGTTTGAGGCTGCGCTGACCTATGAGGCTGCGACCGGTGTCATTGAGGTCGTGGCCAATACGCTGGAGGACCGGCGGGATCTGACGGCCTATATGGCCCGGGATCTGCTCGGTATTGACTTTGAAGAAAAGCACATCCCCTTCCGCGAATACGACCTCAGCATGTTGCTGAAGCCTTTCGACTTCCCGACCGACGTGGAGGACGGGATCAAGGAGGTGACCGTCAAGGAACTGCGCTTCATGGACGTGGGAGAGCGCAATGAGCGGATCACGCTCGAAACCATGTCGGGGGCCGAGCGGTCCATCTGGGAAATGGCGGAAAAGCGGATCGGTCTGGACATCGGCGGCACGGGGCATGTTCTGCCGATCGCATCGGGTGTTCCGGAGTGGATCATCACGCGTGCTCGGTTCACGATCAAATTCCACCCCGGCCCGGGCGGCGGGCGGGGCAAATCCCTGACGCTGACCGTGACGATGCCACACGGTTGCAACTTGAAGGACATGACGCCGCATGAGCGCTTGATCGGCGAGAAGTATCTGCGCCGCTGGGGCATCCTGACGGACACCGCCGACCTTGGTGACCTCATTGACTAAGCAGGCGGTGGATTTGCTGCTGCGGGTGATGGAAACCCGCGCCGCCAAGGTACAGACAGCGACCTTGCGGCAGGTGGCGCCTCGGGCAACAGATGAGTTGCTTGGCGCAAAGTTCTTGGTGGCGTCCGGGCATATCCCGGTCGTCACCGCGATGGACGCCTTCGAGGATGAGCCCATCCCGGCGGAGTGGTGCGCCGAGCGCAGACAGTTTGGATACCACAACAGCGTCGGTCGCTGGGTCGCCGTCGATGCGGATGAACTCACGGCATTGGCGGTGGACTACGGCCTCGCCCTAGCCAAGATGCTGGTAACGTTTGAACGCGCCGGGCCTTCGCGCCCGACACCTCTGATCCCAGATCTTGTATGGGACGTCGGCACTATCAGACTGACCGGCGCAAAATCTTCGGTGCCAGTCTGGTTCGCGCGGCACCTTGCTGACCCTGGGGTCTGGGGCGGTCTTGATGCCCTTTTCGAACGCAGGCCGCCCGACGAGGTCCGTGTAGTTTTGACCTCGACCCCTGGCGAACGCATTCCGATCACCGCGAACAGACGCAACGTGGTTGTCAGCGTTGCTGACGTGATCGGATCCCCTGACAAGCTCGCGATCTCACCGCAAGCGCTTGGCGCGCGGGTGTTTCCGGGTCAGGTCCAGCGCAGGTTCCCCATCGATCACTCGGAAGATTGCGGGATCGTTTGGCATCGAGGCGAAACCATGACCTTCGGCGGGGACAAGCAGCGGCAACTTTTGCAGCGCCTGTTCGCAGCGTACTGGGCCAAGTCAGCGGTCTTGCGCATCGCGGCATTGCTGGAAGATGTCGGTTCTGGCGACCAAGTGAACACGCTGAAAAAAGCCTTCGGCCGCCGCACCGACTGGCAGCGCTTCATCAAGTTCGATGATGGGAACTGCTGGATCGATCCCTGATCCTCCGGCCCTTGATTGCGTAGACAGGCCGTCCTCCGGGGCGGCCTTTTTGCATTTTCGGTCGTCAATCTTCGCTGCCTCCCGGTTTGCCTCCCGCCTGCCTCCACGGTGCCTCCCACGCCCTCCGCCATGTTGATCCCGCAAGTGTTCGCGGAAATCCCAAGGAGGTTCACATGGCGACCAGGCACCTTTCCCAGATCGAGCTGGCGGCTCGCTGGAACATTTCACACCGCACGCTGGAGCGTTGGCGGTGGACGGGTGAAGGCCCGAAATTCATCAAGCTCGGCGGCCGGGTGATCTACCGGCTCGAGGATGTCGAGGCCTTCGAGGCCGAACAGATCCGCGGCGCGGATCATGAACCCCATCGCCCGATGTCGGCGTGAGGGGGGACGACATGACAATTTTAAACCACATCACCAGTGCCGACATTCCCCACATGCCTGTGGGTGAGATTGCCGCGCTGCCTGCTGATCAGCTGGCGATGCTGAAAGACGCAGCCGATCAGCAACTGGCACAAGTCAAGTCCCTTGCGGACTGGCTCGATGGGGCCATCTCCCTGAAATACGCCGATCGCGCTGGTCAGTTTCGCCACGAGGCTGGCAAGGACACTGGCACGATCCGGTTTGAGGATGGCGGCGTCACCGTCATCGCCGAACTGCCCAAGCGCATCGATTGGGACCAAGCCAAACTCGCCCAGATCGCGGCAAACATCGCATCCGCTGGCGAAGACCCGGCCGAGTTCATCGACACGAAGCTGTCGGTCTCGGAGCGCAAGTACGGTGCCCTTCCGGAGAGCTGGCGCAAGGGCTTCGAACCTGCCCGGACGGTCCGGACCGGCAAGCCCAAGTTCCGTCTGGTGTTGAACGAGGAGGTGCGCTGATGGCCATTTCTCTCGCATCCCTGCGCATGACCTCGGCGCTGACGCCGCCGCGCATCCTGATCCATGGTGTGGCCGGGGTGGGTAAATCCACCTTCGCGGCCGCTGCGGATCGGCCTGTGTTCATCATGACCGAGGACGGGCTCGGCAAACTGCAGGTCCCGCATTTTCCGTTGGCGACGAGCTACGCGGAAGTGGTCGGTGCCCTGGATGCGCTCCTGATCGAGGACCACGACTTCGGCACGGTGGTCATCGACAGCGTCGACTGGCTGGAACCGCTGATCTGGGCCGAGGCCTGCCTGCGCAACGGCTGGGCCTCGATCGAAACCCCTGGCTTCGGGAAGGGCTATGCCGAGGCGCTGACTGTCTGGCGCGAATACCTCGACAAGCTGAACGCGCTCCGCGACCAGAAGGGCATGGCGGTCATTCAGATCGCCCATACCGACATCAAGCGTTTCGACAGCCCGGAACACGAGCCCTACGACCGCTATGTGATCAAGTTGCAGACCCGCGCCTCGGCGCTGCTGCAGGAGCATTCAGACGTTGTGCTCTTCGCCAACTATCAGATCTCGGTCGCCAAATCCGATGTTGGCTTCAACAAGAAGGTGACCCGGGCGCTCGGGTCCGGTGCGCGCGTCATGCACACCGAGGAGCGCCCCGCCTTCCTCGCCAAGAACCGCTACGGCCTGCCGGACACGCTGCCCCTCAGCTGGGCCGAGTTCATGGCGGCCATGCCCCAATCCGAATGATTGCCTTGAAAGGACAAGACCATGGCACGTTTTGATACGTCCTTCGACGCCACCAGCGTCGAGCCCACCACCGCCTACGAGCTGCTGCCCGCTGGCAAATACCGCGCCCAGATCGTCGAGAGCGAGATGCGGGTGACCCGCAACGGCATGGGCCAGTTCCTCTGGCTGATGCTCGACATCCTCGAGGGCGAGCAGAAGGGTCGCAAGATCTTCGACCAGCTGAACCTCGTGAACCCGAACCCGACCACCGTGGAGATCGCGCAGCGCACGCTGTCAGCCATCTGCCACGCGACGGGCAAGATGCATGTCAGCGACAGCGAGGAGCTGCACCTGATCCCGATGACGATCCAGGTGAAGATCAAGCCGCCGAAGAACGGCTACGGCGAGAGCAATGCCATCGCCTACCTGCCGCCCGACCGCGGCGTATCGGCCCGTGCAGCCAAGCCGGTATCCGCTGCGCCCGCCACACCTGCGGCCCCGCCCAAGATGGCGTCTGCGCCCTGGAACAAGAAGGGCTGATGCGCTGCGCCGCCCTGACCGGTTGACGGCCGGGGCGGTGCCCAACCCCATCTGAGGACATTCCCATGACCGACATGAACAACGCGGCCCCTGTGGCCGTGATCAGCCCCGGCTTGCCTGATGATCAGCGCCGGTTGATCGAACTCGACGACGCCATTGCCAAGATCCGCACCCAAATCGCGACGGCTGATCTGGCCCGGCAGCGCGGCCATAAGCCCATCGACCCGGACTGGTTCCATCGGGCCCGCACGGCGCTCAGACACCTCAGCCGCGAACGGGCAGAACTGCTGGCCAAAAGCACCGGTCGCCGCCGCCGCGAAAAGCTGAAGGACGCGCTGATCGGTGTTCTGCGTGAGCGCCACGACCCCGAGACCTGGAGCGGCATTCTGGCCGAGGCTCAGGCACGCAGTGAACGGGAGGGTCTGTGATGGCCGAGCTTCCCGAAGTCCCCACGCCGACGCTGAAGGCGATCTATGCCGATTATGAGGCCCGCCAGGGCGATGGGTTCCGCGATCACCTCGGCGCCTCTATCATCGGCAAATCCTGCGCACGCGCGCTCTGGTATGATTTCCGCTGGGTCACGCCCGCGCGCCATTCCGGCCGCCTGCTGCGCCTCTTCGAGACCGGCCAGCTGGAAGAGGACCGCCTTGTACGCAACCTGCGCGCCACTGGCGCAACGGTGCTTGAGGTTGATCCGGAAACCGGCCGCCAGTTCCGCGTCGAGGCCCATTGTGGGCATTTCGGCGGGTCGCTCGATGGCGTTGCCCTCGGCATCCTGGAGGCCCCGAAGACCTGGCATGTGCTCGAGTTCAAGACCCATGGGGTCAAGAGCTTCAGCGAGCTAACAGCCAACGGCGTTGTGCTGGCCAAGCCCCAGCACGCCGCGCAGATGCAGATCTACATGCACCTGACGGGGATCACGCGCGCCCTCTACGTGGCGGTCTGCAAGGATACTGACGCGCTGCATATCGAGCGCATCGAGGCCGACAGCGCCATGGCGGAACGGCTGCTGGACAAGGCAGGTCGGATCATCTTCGCCCAGCATCCGCCCGAGCGGATCAGCGAAGACCCGGCCTGGTTCGAATGCAGGTTCTGCGATCACCATGCTGCCTGTCACGAGGGCGGTGGGGCGGCTGTGAGCTGTCGGTCCTGCCTGCACGCGACGCCCGTTGAGGGTGGTTGGCACTGCGCTCGCCACGACCGGATGCTGGCACCCGCCGAGCAGCGCGCTGCCTGCGTCCGCCATCTTTTCATCCCCGATCTCGTCCCGGGTGAGGTCATCGATGCGGGCGACGATGTCGTCACCTACCGCATGGCCGATGGCTCCACCTGGGCAAACGACGCCCGCACGACGGAGGCCGCGCCATGCTGACCCTGCGCCCCTATCAACAGGCCGCGATCACCGCGATCTACGGCTATTT